GCGGCCTTCGTCTCCGCCACCACGTTCTTACCGAACGCCGCCGCTGCCTTCTTCCCGGCGCCGGCGTAGCTGTTTTCCATCCGCGCGATCGCGACCGCATCGATCTGACCGAAGAGCTCGGTGCCGAGGACGGTATTGGCCCCGCGCGCGAGCGCGTTGATCGCGCCGATCGACTTGTTGACGAGCGCCTCGATCGCGCCGGCCGAGGCGTTCACCGCCTGGACGAAGATGTCGCCCAGCGCTGCCGGCAGCAGGCTCCACGTTTCGACGATGCCCTTGTAGCCACCGACGAACAGGCCGTAGATCTCGCCGACGAAATTACCGAGCTGCCGGACGTCGTCGGGACCCACCAGCCAGTCGATGATCCGCTTGCCGGAGATCTTCGTGTCCAGTCGGTCCTGGATGGTGTCCCAGATGCCGCCGAGCATGTCGCCGGCGGAGACGCTGACGTCGCCGAGCTGCTTCATTTCCTGGCGGGTCAGGCCGAGGCTCTGCGCGTACTTCTTCAGCGCCGCGTCGTCGTTGACCTTGTCCTGCCAGCGATCGAAGGCGATCACCGCGACGCCGGCGACGGCCACGATCGGCAGCAGCGCGGCGAGCCAGGGCGCGAGCGCGCGGGTGGCGCTGGCGGACGCGGCGGTCGCGGCGTTGCCGGTGGCGAGCTCCGCCGCGGCGAGCTGGCGGTTCGCCGCCGCGGCGACCTCCGCCGTCGCGGCCTGCTCGGCCTGCGCCATGGTGAGGCGCTGCTGTGCCGCCGCGTCGCCGGCGCCGGCCGCCGCAGCCGCCTGCTCCGCGACGGCCAGCTCCGCTGCGGCGATCGCCGCGCGTGTGCCGGCGGTCGAAGCGGCGGTGGTCGCTGTCGCGACCGTCGCCTGCGCGGCTGCGACCGCCGCCAGAGCTGCGGCCGTCGGCTTGGCGACGATCAGCATGCCGCCGATCGCCCGCGCCATGCCGCCGACGCCGACGCCGGTCTGCGCCATGATCCCGCCGAGCTGCGAGCCCTGCTGGATCATCACCAGCAGCGGGTTCTGCCCGCCGGCCAGGCTGACGACGATGTCCTGGACCTGGAACATGATGTTCGTCAGGTCGCTCGCGCCGAGCGCGGCCTCCCGGTTCGCCTCCGACGTCGCCTGCGCCGCGCGGGCCTGCGCGCGCTGGACCTCGTCGAGCCGCCCGGCCAGCATCGTCGATCGGCTGGCATATTCCTCCTGGCCGATCGCGCCCGCCTGGTAGAGCCGCGCCGCGCTCTCGAGCTCCCGCATCAGCCGCTGCTGGCTCGCGTAGAGGGGATCGGTCGCGGCACGGAGTGAGTCGACCGCCGCCGCCTGGGCCGACAGCGCCTGCGCGGCCGCCCGGGCCGCTTCTTCCTCGGCCCGCATGGCTACGGCGCCCTCGCGGACGCGCCGCTCGAACAGCTGGTGCGCGTGGGCGGCCTCGCGCAGCTCCTGCTCGTAGGCCGCCTGCTCGCGCGCGGCCAGCGCCGAGAAGGTGGCGCCACCCTCGGTCGCGGTCATTCGGCCGACGCCGGTACTGCGCTCCAGCGCGACGTCGATCCGGCCGCGCTCGATCAGGCGCGCGTTGATCGTCGCCTCGGCCGCCGCCTGACGCTCCGCCGCTTCGGCCACCCGCTCGCGATCGGCGAGGGCCGAGAAGGTCGCACCACCCTCGCTCGCCGCCGACCGGCCCACGCCGAAGTTACGGTTGAGCAGATCGTCGAGCCGCGCGCGCTCGCGCAGCTGGTCGATGACTTGCTGCTGCGCCCGGACCTCCAACGCCGCGGCTTCCTTGCCGGCACGTGCGCGGGCAGCGGCCGCGTCCTCCGCCTCGGCCTCGGCCGCCAGGCGCTTCTTGCGCATCGCGCCCAGGAGGCGGTCGGCGAGATCGGTGTTGCCCTGATCGGAGGCGGCCAGCGCGACCTGCTCGACCTTGAGCGCGCGCAGCTCCTCCTTGGTCTTGCCGATCGCCTCCGCTTCGCGCTCGAGGGACCGGATCAGGCTTTCGCCCTGCCGCTCGGTGACGGCCTTCTCCTTCGCCAGCGCCCGGTAGTCGCGCACCACCTGGTCCAGGTCCTTGCTGGTCGAGGCCAGCGCATCCTGCACCCCGCCCAGCTCGCGCTTCGCGGAGGCGGTGAAGTTGGCCAGCTCGGCCGTCGCACCGCCGAGCTTCAGCACGCCCTTGCTGGCCTGCTCGACTCGCGTGAGGTCGGCGATCGCCGCCGCGGTCGTGCGGTCGATCGCGGCGTCGAGGCCGCCAAGCGCGGCGATCGAGCCCGACGTGTCGATCTCGAAACCGACACCGAAGTCGGGAGCGTTCTCGTCCATGCGCCGCCTCCTTCGGTGTCAGCCCAGCACCGCCATCAGGCGGGCCTGCTCGGTCTCGATCGCCCGCTGATCCGGCCCGGTGTGGTAGGGTGCCGGGCTATTCTCGCTCTCCGCCCGCCGGCTCTCGGCGAGGTATTCGACGGATAGGGTGCGGAGCAGCCGCCGCTCCCACGGCTGGAGCCGCAGGCAGGTGCCCTCGCACCAAGCGTTGATCTCGCGCCAGCTGAGCGGCGCCGCGCCCATCCCGGCCGCCTCGGTGATCCCGATCTCGACCAGCCAGGCGGTGAAGTGCGGCGCCGGATTCGGCGGCATCGGCGGAGCGATATTCCGATGCTTGAGCTCGTCCAGGCGGCTGATGCGGAGCGCGGCGCCCGCCTCGGCCGCCGCCTTGCCCCGTTGGCTGGTCGGGTCCGGCCGCGGCACGGCATTGAGCCATGCCAGCTGCCGGACCCAGAGCGTCAGCTCGTCGGCGAGGCGGGCTTGAACTTTCCCCAGTCGCCGACGTGGCGAACGACCTGCTCCTTGATCCAGCCGAGGCCGGGCTCGCGGTAGACCGCTTCGAACAGCGCGGTGCCGACGAGGGGGGTGCCGTCCGGCCCGTCGAGCTCGATGCCGCGGAAGCCCGCGGTCAGGCTGGCGAGATCCTGCGCGGCCTCGACCCGGCGCTCGTCGACGGGGACGTGGGCGACCTTGTTGTCGTTGTCGGCCATGCGCTTCACCGCGCGGGCCGACTGGCGCTCCTCGACGACGGCGTATTCGGGCGAGCCGGGGCCGTAGAGGTCGATGCCGACCGGCTTGCCGTCCTCGACGAGGAGGGTGCCGTCGGGCGCCTTGAGGTGCAGGAAGCTGGTGGCAGCGGCGGCGAGGAGGAGGATCTTCATGGGTTGGGGTCCTTCGCGGGAGGATGGCGCACCGACCCGACCCGCGCACCCGCGACGGGCGGGGCGAGCCGGTGCAGAGGGGATGCCGGCGTCGCGGGCGCCGGGAGCTGGGATCAGGAGGCGGCGGTCTTGAAGATCTCGGTGGAGATCTCGATCGACGGGTTCGCCATCAGCATGCTGTTGGCCGCGCCGGCGGTCTCCGGGTAGCCGAACACGCGCCCGCCGAAGTGTCGCTTGGCCCCGTTCGGGTAGGTCACCTGGATCGGGTAGAGCTTCGAGCTCTTGTCGTCCGCCGCGGTGCGCAGCAGCGTCTGGCCGGCGTCCTCGTCGTCGTGCGCCAGGCTCGGCTGGATCGCCCCCGAGTTGCTCGGGCCCTTGTACTTCTCGAGCGGGCCGTCGAGCGGCTGGAAGTTGACGACCTCCTGGGTTGAACCGAAGGCACCGATCTGCTCGACCTTGCCGATGTTGGTATAGGTCAGCGCGGCATAGCCGGCCTTGTCGTTGGTGGCGGGGGTCGCGGCCGAGATGCCGATCTTGGTGCCCGCGGCAGTCATGGCGGTCATGGTGGGTGGTTCCCTTCAGATGGAGCCGGCAGCGCCGGCGGGTCGGTCCTGTCGCGGGCAGGAAAGCGGGGTCAGGCGGCGTCGGCCGCGGACGCCTCAGACCTCGTCTCGGTGACCAGGCCGGCCGCCGCATAGTTGGCGATCACGCCCTCCTTGGCGTTGACCTGGGCGCCCTTCTCGAAGGAGGCGCCGGTACCGGCGTCGCGGAAGGTGCGGGTCGCGAACATGGGGGTCGACACGGTGGTGGGCGTGGCGGTGGGCTTGGTCACGGTCTTTCTCCTCTTCATGCTGGCGCGTCGAAGGACACGCGGAAGTCTTGGGTCTGTTCGAAGCTGCCACCCGGCCCGATCACCGCGGGTCCGGCACCGGCGGTCAGCACGGCCACGCTCCGGCAGCCGGCGATCGTCCCGGTGCGACCGGCGCACGCGGCGCGGATCAGCTTCATGATGGCTTTGCGCTGCTTGGTGCTCGTCGCCCGGACGGTGACCGCGACCCGATCAATGGTCAGCGCGATCGAGCCGTCGAGCATCTGACGCTCGACCGAGCTGACCTCGCGCGCGACCAGCGCCGGCAGCTCGGCACCCTCGGGCAGCAGATCCTCTTTCATCGACTCGGCCGGCACGGTCGCGACCAGCGGGGCATGCGCGAGCAGCAGCTCGCCGATTATCGCGGTACCGCTCATGCATCGTCCTCGTCGGGGCCGCCGTTGTGCCCGCGCCGCGCGTCGACCGACGCTTGCATGGCGGCGATCGCGTCGGTCATCCGCGTGTCGATCGCCGGCCGCAGGAACGGAAAGGCCCGGGCGCCCGGGTGGTGGACGGTCGCGCCGACTGGCTTGCCGTTGATCACCAGCGTGCCGGCCTTTTCGAGGCGGTTGATGCGGGCCGGGGTCATGCCCTCGCGTTGGCTGTCGTCGACGGTGATGAAGTGGGCCGCGGTCCCGTATTCCTGCCAGATCGCCAGCGACTTGGCCCAGCCCGGCTTGACGGTGATCCAGACCTGGATGACCGGGCCGATCGCCTTGGTGCGGACTTGGACGCCCTCGCGGACCTCCTCGGATCGCGCGTTGCTCCTCGCCTCGTCGGCGATCACCTTGCCGCCTGCCCGACCGGCCCGGCGCGCGACGTCGAGCGCTGCTGCCGGCATGCGCTCGAGCAGGAAGCGCTTGCGAGCCTCGCGCCCGATCTCGCGGGCCATCAGGCGGGGTAGCCGCCCGGCCGCGGTTCCTCGCCGGCGAACTCTATACCCGCGCGCCGTCCGAGCTCGGCTGGGCCCGCGACGAGCTTCACGGTGCGATCGCCGACGACTAGGCGCATGCCGACCGCGACGTCGTCGCGCCAATCCATCCGCACTCGGGTGCGACGTCCGCTGGCCGGAAAGCCGTCGGTCGGTGCCGATCGTCGGCTCGGTAGATCGTCGCGCAGCCCGACCCAGATCTGGTCGACCAGCTCCCACGCGCCCTCGCCGGCGTCGCTGAAGCCATCGCCGGGACGCTGGCGCTCTAGGCGTGCGAACGTGTCGAGCTCGCCGCGCGGTATAACGATCATCCGATCGACAGCCGCTGGTACCCGCCGATCATCGGCCGGAGCTGGTCGTCGGTCAGCGCGGGCGCTTCGCGATTGACGTAGAAGTCGGACAGCGCGAGCTTCATCGCATGGGTGACGAGCGCCGGGACCTCTCCTGCGGTTGGCCACCCGCCGTCGCCGACGAGGGGGCGGCCGAGGAAGAGGGCAATCCGCCCCTCTGCGGCCGCGATCAGCGGTGCCAGCACCTCGTCGGTGACGCTGGCGCCGACGCGCAGGTGCTCGCGCGCGGCGGGGGTCGACAGGACGGGGGTCATGCTGCTCTCCGCCGCGCGCGAATGATCAGGCCGTGGGGTCCGCGGGGGCGGCGTCGGCCTTCTTGGGGTCGAACTTCTCGGCGAAGCCCTGCTTGATCAGGCGCGCCTCGACGTCCTTCTCGAAGCCGGCGACCTCGTCCTTGTTGTAGAGGGTGCCCTGCTGGCAGGGTCGAACGAACTTCACAGCCATTGCTGCTCTCCGGAAAAGGGGGCGCCGGATGGCGCCCGCAGTTATGGTTGGCGGGCGGGGTCGAAGCCGATTACGGCTTCCACTTCACCTGGGTGAGCACCGCGAACGCGGTGTCGTAGCGGAGCTGCGTGTCATGCTCCTGGATCAGGCGGATCAGCGTCTCGTCCTGGGCGAACGCTGACTTGACCTCACCGTCCTCGACGTAGGCCGCCTCGGTCGACGCCGCGAGCGTCACCCGCATCGTATCGCCGATCAGGAACTGCTCGAAGTCGCCGAAGTAGATCTCCGATTCGTCCGAGCCCACCCCGAGGTTGTCGGGGATCGAGGTGGTGACGCCGATCGGGTAGATGCCGATCCGACCCTCCGCGACCTCGGGGAAGGCCTTGTTGCCGTTACCGTCTCGCAGGTTCTCGAGGTACGTCTGGGTGGTCGGGCTCATCAGATACCCGCACTTCACCATCGGCACGTTGGCGTTCACCACCTTGAGCCGCAGCCGCGCGAGATCCGACGTGACCTTCACGAGGTCGGGGTTCGCCTGTGCCACCAGGACGTTGCCGCCGGTGATCAGCGAGCGCAGCCCGGCCGGCGCCGTCGAGGAGCCGGTCCCGCGCGTGAACTGCTGATCCTCCTTGATCGCGGCCGAGGTGACCAGGTCGTCGCGCACCATCGCGTCGACGCCGTAGCTGGCACGGCGGATGAGCTGGTTGGTGATGGGCACGATCGCGCGCAGGGTCTTGGCGGTCATGCTGATCTGCCCGACCGTCATGCCGGTCACGGGCGCCGGATCGCGCTCGCCGACATAGCTGGCGGTGGTCGATCCCGTCTGCTTGCGGGTGGTCAGGTTGCCGTCCGGCATCGGCACCGTGCGCGCCCCCATCTGGCGGATGCGGACCCGCGGGCGGAGGAGGCCGATGAAGTCGGAGCTGTATGCCGTGTCGACGAGGTAACCGCCCTTCGTGTTCGTCGACTGCTCCATGTTGGCGACGATCTGACCGGTCTGGTCGCCCCAGATACCCGCGGCATGTGCCGCCATCGCGCGCTGGTCCATGCCGCCGGTCGCGGCGATCGCGATCGCGACGCGGCCGACCATGGCGCCGGGCTCGATCTTGTCGGCAACCGTGGCCGGCAGGGCGCCGGGCTGGTTGCCGGTCGGGCCGCCGGGAACGGTGACCGGCTTCGCCACGGCTGCCTTGCGGTCGAGCAGGTCCTGTTCGACGGCGATCTTGCCCTTCGTCTTGTCGGCTTCGGCCTTGTGCTTGTCGAAGTCCGCCTGCTCCTCGGCGGTGAGGTCACGATCGCCATCGTTGCTCGCAGTCGTGAGGAGGCCTTCCATCGCGGCAAGCGAGGCGGCGAGGGCCAGATTCAGCGCGGTGATGCGCATGGTGATTCTCCTGGTTAGAAGGGGTCGAAGGGTCAGGCGCGCAGCTGCGCGAGCGACAGGGCATTGGCGGAGCGATCGCGCCGCGGGGTCTGCGAACCGGTGCGCGCGAGGCGCGCGATCGCGCCGTCCAGCCCGTCGGGCTCGATCCGGTCGACCATGCCGGCCGCCTTGGCGGCCTTGCCGGTCATGGTGCCGCCGGCGCCGAACTCGCGCCGCACGACCGCCTCGGTCACACCCCGGCCCTTGGCGACATTGGCGATGAAGATGTCCTCGATCCCGTCGAGCATTTGGCGGATCTGCGCCTGGCCTTCCGGGGTCGACAGGTCCGGCCGCTTGTTCGGCGCGTTGGAGCTTGCGATCTCGAGGTCGCGGCGCCCGTCCTGGCCCGGCTCGACCTGATAGGAGGTGGAGATCAGCACGCCGATCGAGCCGACGACGCCGGTCGGGTCGAGGCTGATCCCCCCGCCGCCCTGGCTCGCGATCCAGTAGGCGGCCGAGCAGCAGAGGCCGGTCACGTGGACCGACACCGGCTTGGACGAGGCGGCGACCAGGCGGCCGAAGTCGCTGACCTGCGCCACCGCGCCGCCAGGGCTGTCCACCACCGCGAGGATGTGGCGCACGTCGGGCGAGGCCTGCAGCGCGCGCAGGTCGGCCGCCGCGACGTCGAGCGAGGTCGCGCCGGACAGCTCGGTCAGGATGCTGGCACGCGGGAAGATCGGGCCGGTGATCGGCAGCAGGCCGACACCGTCGCGGATCATCGCCTTGCGCGTGCCCGGCGCGCGCTCGCCCATCCGCGCAACGGCCGAGATCTGGCGCTCCTGATGGCCGTCATCCTTCAGCGCGAGCAGCGCCGGATGATCGAGCACGCGCATTGCGACCGCCTCGATCGCCTCAAGGTGACCGGGCAGGATCGCCCAGGGCTGCGACCGAATGGCCGCGAGCACGTGATGGTTCATGCCTGATCGTCCTCGTCGTCGGCCTGGCGCTTGCGCTTCGGCGCGGGCTGTTCGGGCTGCCGGTGATCGACCGGCGGGGAGGGTTCCTGCCCCTCGATCTGCGAGCCCGAGCCGACGCGATACTCGTCGCCGCCCGGCCGATCGTTCAGGTTCTCGCGCCGGCGCGCCTCGTTGGGGTTGAGTATGCCCTTGTCGATCGCGGCGCCGTAGGCCTCGTACCGGCTCTTGATGTCGCCCTTCAGCAGCGCGTCGGGCAAGAACTCGAAGAAGTGGCCGTCCTCAGCGAACTGGTGCGTCGCCGCGGCTGCGACCCGCTCGAAGTGGCCCATCATCGAATAGAGGATCAGCTCGAGGCTCTGCTGCTCGATGTTCGAGAAGGTCGCCCGGCTCAGCTCGTAGACGACGTGGGGCGGCACGCCGAATGCGCGCGCGATCTCGACCACGTAGAAGCCACGGACCTCGACATACTGGCTCTTGGCGTTGTCGTGGGAGAGGAACTTGGCGTCCATCTCCTGGTCGAGGACCGCGACATCGCCAGCGCTGCCCGGACCGGAGAAGCGGCCCTTCCAGTCGGACCGGATACGGCTCTTCTCGGCCTGCTCGATCTTCGCCTTGGTAGTCAGGATCGTCGACGGCTGCGCGTTGTTGCGCCAGAACCGCGCCGCGAACGCCGACGTCGCCGCGGCTGCCTCGAAGGTGTCCTGCAGGAGCTTGAGCCGGTCCACCCCGACCAAGCCGTCGCGCGAGAAGCCGGGAACGTACCAGAGGTCGTTGCGGGTGAGCCGCTCGCGCGTGCCATCGGGGAGCAGCGTGTCGTAGAAGACCTCGAGCCCGTCCTGCTTGTCCCAGCTCGACGCCGGTGCGATGCCGTGCGGGTTGACCCGGGTCAGCTTGGCGGCTCGGTAGAGGCTGTCCCGGTGGATGTAGCTGCCGAAGCGGCCGGTCATCACCAGGTCGCCGAGCATCAGCTCCTTGAACAGGAAGGCGTTCTGGACGTCGTTGCTCCGGGTGCGGAGCATCTTCGCCTGGGGCGCCTCGTCGACCCGCTTCTTACCGTCGCCCTCGGTACGGTAGTAGATCAGCGGGCACATGGCGAAGAGGCCGGTTAGAACCTCCAGCGCGCGAAGCGTCGCCGGCATGGTGAGCGCGTCGCCCTCGCCGATCGGCGCGCCCGCGCCGCGGCCGCCGAGCAGGTTGAGGAAGGTCATACCGCCCGGCGTGTTGAGCCCGTCGGCCTCGACCGCGGCGGAAGGCTGCGCCGGCCCTATCGGCAGGCCGTTAGGCTCGTCGGCGACGATCGCCGCCTTCGCATCGTCGCCAGCCCGCCATGCGGCGCCCGCGGAGCGAGCACGGTTCCAGAAACCCATGCTCAGATCCCCGTGTAGGTGAACGTCGAGACCCGCGGGTTGCGGGTCATCAGCACCACCGCGTTGAAGCCGGCGAGCAGCGGGTCGATCTTCGCGGTGCCGCTGACCTGCTTCGTGATCAGGATCGCGCTCCCGCGCGGCTCCACCTTCGCGTTGCCGACGCACCAATCCATTAGGCCCTGCCCCGCGTGGAGCAGGGTGCCGTCCTTTAGCTTGCGCTCGGTGCCCTTGATCGCACCCGTCAGGCGAAAGCCCTGAGGGACCGCGACCAGCTGCTCGGCCGTGAAGCCGCGGCCGGTGATCTCGTCGACCAGCGCGGCGACCCCCTGCGGATCGAGCCCGATCGCCGCCTGGTCGGGGAACAGCCCCGCATCCTTCACCCGCTCGAGCAGATCCGCGACCTCGACGAGGTCCTGCGTAGGATCCTCGCACTTCACCAGCGTGCCCACCTTGACGAAGTCGTTGAGCCGCGAGACGATGTCCTTGCGCCGCTGGAACACGTCGAGATGGGCCCAGGCCCGGTTCCACATCAGCCAGGTGCGCGGATCGCTCCGCAGCCGGCCGAGCAGCGCCAGGCCGAACAGATCGTCGAGCCCGCCGCCATCGATGCCGCCGACGGCAACCTCGACCAGCTCGAGGAACTGCTCAAACGAGCCGTCCCAGATGTCGACCGCGGCTTTCGCCTGAGCCCAGTAGGTGGCGCCGATCCAGGCATCGTGCCGCAGCCCGACGCCGATCTCGACATTCAAGTGCTTGGCATAGAAAACTTGCTTGGTGCCGTCCTCGGCGTTGGCGACCTTGGCGAACTCGTCGGCGAGCCATTCCTGGCTGACCGACCGCCCGAGGTTCGGATTGGTGATGTAAAAGTTAGCGGGGTCGAGATGCTCGTCGGCTTCGAGCATCTCCTCCGGGAACTCATACAGGACCGGCAGGAACTTCCGGTTCTCGACGATCCCGTCGCGAACGTCGCGCGCGTAGGCCAGCTTCTCCTTGAACACACCGGCAGGTGGCTCGTCGGACTGCGTCGTCAGGTAGAGGGTGTAACCCTCGTCCCGGGACACCTGCCCGCCGCAGGCTTCGCGCAGCATGGAGTCGGCGTTCGCCCTTTTCCCGAACAGCCAGATTTCATCGACCAGGACCCGGCTCGCCTTCTTGCCGGACACGGTGTTCGCGTCCGCCGCCACCACCTTCAGCGTGGCTTTCGTGTCGCGGTTGGTGATGGTGCGGGTCTGGACCTGCACGTGGAGGAGGTCGGTCAGCTCCTCTTCCACCCGGATCATGTCGCAAGCGGGCTTGAAGCTGTTGCCTGCCACCTCGATGGTAGGCGCGAGGATCAGGTTCTCGTCCGACTCCCGCCATCCGCAGATCAGCTCGGTGAGCATGATCCCCGCCGCGATCGTCGACTTGGTGTTCTTCTTCGAGACGAGGAGGAAGCCCTCGCGGATCAGCTGGTGGCCGCTCACCGGATCGTACGCCCCGAAGATCGCCGCCGCGAAGTCGAGCAGCCACTCGTCCGCCGTCTCGCCGATCGTGTAGTGCTCGTCCGTCTTCGGGTTGATCCCGATGTCCACGATCTTCAGCGCGCAGAAGACCGCCATCTTCTCCTCGGCCGCGGCCGGGAACAGCGGTGCGAACGGGATCAGCGATTGCCGCTTGCGGATGCGCTCCCGCCAGTCGAGGCAGGCGGTCGACCAGGTGACCACCTCAGTTGAGCGTCTTGCCCGGAGAGGTCGGCGCGCCCATCCGGCCGAACTTGCGGCCGACCGCGGTGGCGCGTTCCTGCTGCGCCGCCTTCTTGCCTTGCGGCGCCGACGACTCGTTGATGGTCTTCAGCGCCGTCGCCAGGTTCTTCGCGATCATCGAACGCGCCGGCAACGATACCGCCTTCAGCATCGCATCGCGCCGGCGATCGTCCTCGTCGTCCACCGTGGCGAGCTCGATCGCCTCCTCCAGCTCCCCCTGGTAGCTGGTGATCGCGTCGAGCTCCTCGTACATGCGGCCGACCAGCTGGCGGCCGTGGTCGGCGATCGCCGTCGGCGTCTTCGGCTCGGCCGGTTCGACATAGGGCCGCGGCTCCACGCGCACCGGGAGCGGCGTCAAAGTGCGCACCTTTTCGCGCCTGCGTACCTCGCGCTCCCACCCGTTCTGCTTGGCGCGCTTCCGAATAGCCGCCTCGGAAACCTCGTGCCGATCAGCTATTTCACGGATCGAGTCCTCGCCCGCCAAGTATTCGCGCTCGATCCGCGCCCATTCATCAACAGTTTTGCGGGCCGCCATCGATCAGCCCCCCGCGACGAAAGTACGCACCCCCGATCCGCCCAGCGGAAAAAAAGTGCGAATGTGGCCCATAGCGGTCCGGGGCGACCGTCGCCGCTTAGGATTGACCCACCCCCCCCCCCAGTGGGGTCACCGTTGCAGCGCTGGGGCGGAGCAATCCTCATGCGGTCGACCGCTGGGCCGTGATCCACCCACAAGCGCCCTCGAACGATAAGAGTGGAGCCCCAGCGTCACCGCAGCTGCGCGCGCTCCGCCCGCTGCTTGTGCCGATCGTGGCACGGCTTGCAGAGCGTCTGGAGGTTGTCGATGTCCCAGAACAGCGCCTCGTCACCGCGATGCGGCTCGCGATGGTCGGCGACCAGCTGCGACGTGTCGGCCGTCGTGCGGCCGCACCCGCGCCACTGGCAGGTGTAGAGGTCGCGCGCGAAGACGACGAGGCGAAGGGCCCGCCAGCGCGGCAGCTTGTACCAGCTGCGCCACGGCGAGAAGAGCTGGCGATCGGCGCTGGCGCTGCGCTCGACCGGGGCGAGGGAGCCGAGCGTGGGGGTGAGCGACACCAAGCCGCTGCCGATCGCCTTCAGCTTGCCCATCAGGCCGGGCCGACGCCGGCGCCGATCGGCTCGATGAAAAACTCCTCGCTCTGCCGCGGCTCGAACCCGAGCAGCTCCAGCGGCACGACGTCGTCGCTCGCCGGGCCGGTGGCCAGCTCGGCGAGGATCGCCGGCTTCACCAGCGTGGTGGTGGTCTTGAGCAGGCCGGCCGTGCGGCCGAACAGCTGGAGCGCCTCAACCGCGTCCGCATCCTTGCCGTGTTCGAACACCAGCTTCGGTGGGGTGGTGCGATGGCCGATGGTGCAGCCGCCAAGCTCGATCGACTTGCGCTTGCCGCCCGTCAGCTCCTCGGCATGTGCCTCGTACCAGGGCTGGAGCCGCTTGAAGAGGTCGTCGCGCTCGGCGATCAGCGGCACGTTGCAGGCGTCGGCCGCCGCGTCGATCTGCTGCTTCGCCGCGGCGCGCTGCGCGTCGTATGCGGCGATCGTGCCCGTCACGACGGCGAGGCGGGCGAGCAGCTCGGTGGCCTCGCCGGTCGACGTCGGCGCGCGCAGCGCCGGCGCCTTCACCCGGCTCACGCGGACGCGCCCAGCGGCGCCGGCAGGGCGGCGACCGCGAACATGGCGATCCGCTCCCGCTTCCCCTGCCGACGCGCCAGCTCCAGGTAGAGATCGCGCATCTGCTGCTTGGGAACGGCGACCAGCTCGCCGGGAACGGTATCGAGGTCGGCGAGGGCTTGGGCGGCATCGATCATCGAGGGCTCACCATACGTGCGTGCCGTCGGCGAGGATCGCCAGCGGCGGGTAGAGAGGGCGAACAGGACCACGAACCGCCTGGCGCAAGCGCGCCGCGGCTTCCTCCACCTGCTCGACATGCTCGTCGTGCCGGGCGTGCGACGGGCGGCCCTGCGACCTGTCGGCGAGAAGCCGATCGAGGATGTCGACGACGCGACGTACCTCGGCTGACAGATGGTCGTCATGGGCCATTGGAGGCTCCAGAAACGCGAAAGCCCGCTTGGCCTCGGGTGGAGGCCGGCGGGCTTCGAGCATGGCTGTGGCGGGGTCGTTTGTGGCGCCTGCGTGTCGGTTTCGCCCCCCGATCGTTCGTAGGGGGTGCGAACGTATGGGGTCAGCTCGCCACCACCTCGCCTCGGCCGTACCGCCGCCACCACGTGTCGAGGCCGGCCCGCACCAGGTCACGGGCCTTGGGCACGCTCAGCGCATGGCGGCGGGCGGCAACGGTCAGCGCGACATCGCGCGCCACGATGGCGAGCATTGCCTCGGGCTGCCGGATCGAGCGCAGCCACCAGTCGAGCGCGTACTCGCCCAGCGCAGCGCCCAGCGGCACCAGCTCGGCATCGCCCGGTCCGCCGCCGCCGCCCGTCCGGGTCTCCCAGCTGGCGGTGCGGAACGGCGCGTCGGCGGTGACGGCGCGGTACGTGTCCGCGATCTTGTCCGCGGCCGCCAGCTGGTCCGCGTCGATCGCGCCCGACTTGAACAGCCGCGCGATCGCGCCAGGCCGCGCCTGCCGCACCGCGAGATGCGCGACGGTCTCCGCGGTCCCGCGGCCGCCGCCATGCTCCTCGACCAGGCGGACGCGCTCATCGATCCCGGGCAGCAGCGTCGCACCCAAGTCGCGCAGCTGCTCCTTGCGGACCTTCCATTCCAGCCTGGACAGCCCCTTGGGCCTGCCCCCGATCACCGGCTCGGGGCGAGGCCGGCCGAGCACCAGGTGCTCCACGCGCTGGCGCTCGCGCTCGGTGGTGATGGTGCTGGTCATGGACGTCCCCGGCTAGTCGACGTCGGGAAGGTGCCTGAACGGCGGCAGGACCGGTAGCTGCACGTTGGTAGGGGGCAGCAGCTGCCCCATCGCGTCGGCCGACCAGCCGCCCGCCTGACGGTACGCCTCGACGAACAGATGCCGACACCGGGTCATGTCGATGATGTAGAGGGTATGGCTGCCCGGGCGGCGCCCGACGATGCGCTTGGCGATCAGCTCCGCCACCAGCTCCTGCGACCGCGACTTGCTGACCTTCAGGCGGGTGGCGATGTCGTCAAGGGTCGGGGCGCTGTGCGTCCGCACCAGCTGCTCGACGATGAAGGCGAGCGCCTCGTCCCGCCTCCTACCTTTCGTGACCGGCCCGAACGGCGCTCCCATGCAGATCCCCCGAGGAACGAATATAGGCGATCGCGAGTCGCCGCACCAGCGCACCGACCCGTCAAGCCTTGCGCCCTGTTCTCTTTTCGTTCGTTTGAGCGCGGTGACCCTCCACGAGCGAATCATCGTCGGGCTGGCCGTGCAGATCCTGGAGCTCGCCGCCGTCGCCGCGGCGAACGGCTGCGTGGACACGCCCGAGGTCCGGCTCGCGCTTCGCTGCTTGCGCGGCCACTGTCCGGACCAGGTCCTGGCGGACTTCTGGAAGTGGGCGCGCCAGCTGCCCAACGCCAACCGGGGGGAGAATTGCGCGGCGTCGCTGATCGACCTCAAGGCCGCGCTGGATGCGAGCGGCGCGTGGCCCGGCGACCTTCAGGCACGACGCGATTGGGTCAGGGACATCGGTCGTCGCTACCGCGACGAACGCGACCGGGGAAATCAATCGGCACGCGCGCACTATTGGCGACCGCCGGCACGGCCGCGCTAATCGGCCGGATCGGCGATCCGCTCGATCTCGCCCTTATACGCTTCCCGCCGATCGCGCTCGGCCGCGAGGTCGTAGGCGTGCTGGTACGCGATCAGGAAATCGGCGACCTCGTCACGCAGCAGCGCGCCGAGCTTGTACGCGAGGTCGTTGCTGACCGCATGCTTGCCGGACAGCACCAGGCTGAATGTCGCCCGATCGACCTTGATGCGGCGTGCCGCTTCCGAGATCGAGAGCCCCCAATCGGGCAATAGCACCTCCTTGATGAAGGTGCCGGGGTGTCGATTGATCGGGGGCAGCGCGCCGACGACCATCTCCGCCGCCTTCTCGATCTTGAAATGCGCGGTGTCGCGCTTGGCCATGGCTTGCTCCTCTACCCGGCCGAATATGGGGCATCACCCAACAGATGGCAACGGGTTGATGTGTGGTAACACCAAACAAAGATGGCGGGGCCGAAGCCCCACCGCCTAGTGATAGTCCTCATAATCCAGCACCGAGACCGTCTGCGCGGCGAGGTCGACATGGAAGGTCAGGCGGTAGTTGCGGGTGACCGTAAGGCTCCACTTGCCCGGCTGTCCCGGGGCCAGCTCGTGGGCCTTCCAGGAGGGGACCGCCAGCAGCTGGAGCGGGTTGGTCATCACCCGGATCGCGGTGAGCATCTCCGTGATCTTCCGGACCTCGAGCGCGTCGAGCCCCTTCACCGAAGTGCGCTTGGGGTTCTCCACCAGCGCCTTCACCCGCTTATCCCGAACCGACACGATCTGCATTTCCGCTGCTCCTTTGCTGTTGGGTCACACCCTACAGTCACGGGCGAGCGGGTCAACAGGAATGTTGGGTATCACCCAACATAAAGTGCTTGCATGCTGTAGGGCAACGCCCTACAGGTTGAACCAACGGAAACGGAGTGACCACCATGCAGATCGACGGCCTGACCTACCTTCTCACCACCGAGACCAACGGCATGGAGTACGTCCTTCGCTACAGCCAGGCCGACATGGAAGAGATCTTCACCGGCGACGATCGCCGGGAGCTTGATGCCGGTGAGGCGGTGATTCACGGCACAGTTCGCTACGTCGACATGCTGGTCGCCGCCCGCTCGGTCATCGCTTGAAGGATCGGGCGATGACCACCTTCCTTTTCATGATTATCGAAGGTGACCAGCACTTCGCTACGCTGAGCGAGACGGAGATGGCGACCTTCAGCGCTGATCAGCGCAACGCCCTGGAGGCGGGTGAGCCGGTAGACCTGAGCGGCGTACGCTACCAGGACCCGGCCGCGGCGATGGCGGCCGATTTCGCCGCGGACTGACGACCGCGGCGGAGGTGACCTTCGCCGCAGTTGCGCCCTCCCCGATGCGAAAAGGGACCAAGGATCGAGTGATATCCGGTTAGTACCCGTCATCCTGCGCGCCGTATGATCGAACGCACGGAAGCGTTCTACCAAGTAAAAAGGGGAGGTTGGACCAAGCTCGTCGCGGTTGCTCGACCTCAACGAGTATCTGGGCATCGACGCGTTTGCCTCCGCGCCCCGCACGAGCGTGTAATGGTGAACGTCAGGAGCGAACCGCGTGGAAGCAATCACCCTCCAACGCTGCAAACGCTCTGTAGTAATCGGTTACGAGACCGTGCATCAGAGTCATGGTCGCTGGTCCGAGATCTATCGAAAGCGTTCGCTGCTTGAACGTCGTCGTCAGCCGGGTGCCCTCAAGCATGTTGATCATAGTTGGACCCTTCGGTGTACGGTGCTTTTCGGGCTGCCGGACATGAGCCTCCGGATGAGCCGCGGCATCCCGCATCATTTCCGCTTCGGAGAACGCAGCATTGAACCGTTTTTTGACGTTTTTGACTAGTTCAGCGTCGATGCGGTCTCCCCAGTCCGCGATTTTACGAGCAACGGTGTAGGTGTGGTCGATCGCATTCTTGAAGTCGTGTACGCTCTGCGATGCCTGGCGGGTCGCCATGAACATCCACGTCCACCATATTGTATCCTGCGGCATCACCCTATCACGGCAAAGACTGATTTGGCTTTGGGCCGTTCCATTGAGCATGCAGGCGGCAATGAAGGTGCGGTAACTTTGGTCGACGCTAGACAAGGATGCTTGAAAGTTTTGGTACTCGGCGACCTGCGCTGCTGGAATTGACGAGATATGGAGATAACCCGGAGATTTTAGCTCAGCAGGAAAACGCCAATCGAGAAACATGCGGTTAGCTCCGGACACCGTCGAGTACCACGCTGCCGGGAGCGCTGTCACCACGCATGTGGATCGCTTGGGAAACGATGTGAATGCGGCGGAGGCACCCTCCGCCGCGGTCGGCAGGAGCCCAGCATTTCCGCGGCTCTCGCAACGCCCAGGTGACGGTGATACCCACCCGATACCCGCATCGGAGTCGACCGTCATGTGCAACCGCGCCCGCTTCCATGGCGAGGCCGAGACGCTGTTCCAGCGCTTCGGCGGCGACTTCCTCGCACCCCGGCCGATGGACAATCGCTTTAACCCGCGGGAGCTGCGCCCCAAAGGCCGCGCCTGGATCATCCGCGAGGAGGACGGCCACCGCGGCGTCGACGTGGCGGAGTGGGACGTCACCGCCGGCAAGGCGCCGTGGCCGATGACCAACGTCCGCAATCTCGCCCTGCCGCAGTGGCGCGAGCTCGCAGCCGAGCCCGCCAACCGCTGCCTAGTGCCGCTCACCGCCTTCTGCGAGTTCACCCCCGAAAAGCACGACCTCGGCGACGGTAAGCAGCCTCTTAAGGGCGAGATGTGGTTCAACGTCACCGACCAGCCGGTGTTCGCAGTGGGGGGCTTCTCGCGCACGATCGGCGATCGCCGCTACTTCGCTATGGTCACCTGCGACCCGAACGAGCTGGTGGCGCCGATCCACCCGAAAGCGATGATCACCATCCTCCCTGAGGATACGTGGAATCAATGGCTGACCGGCAGCTACGACAACGCCGTCGCACTTCAGCGGCCGTACCCGGCCGAGCGGATGACGGTCGCCGGACCGGTCTTTCCGACGCGAGGACGCTGATCAGCGCTACCCGGCTACATGGGACGCTGACGATAATGACGCGCCCACTCTTCGCCGAGTGGCAGGAGCGCGATCAACTCGACGTCCTGCCCGAACGTGCTGTTGAGGTTGCTCGCTCCATCGATCCAGACGTACTTCCGCCGAAGCAGACCTTCCAGCGCAGCAGCCATGTCTTCGAAGGAACGACCAGCAGGTAACGGCAGCTCACGACAAGCCTTCGGCGATTGCTTGTCCAGGTGCTGCAAGAGCCATTGCTCATCGGCGGTAAGTGCCATCTCTCCCTCCATCGATCTGACCCTGCGGGATAGCGTTCCCACCGTCACCCATGCTCTACGACTCAGCGTCGCCGGCGCCGCATCAGCCGCGCGCGGGTGGCCCGGCGATGCCAGCGCTGCCGCCTGCGGCCCGATCGCGACCGAGGCCGTGCGTCCTCGACGAACGCGCCGCGACCGGCCGTCAACGTCGGCGGGTGGCGTCGCCACCGCGCGGCCGCGAACACCAGCAGGCCGAGCAGCAGGACGACCCCCAGCGCCTGCCCGCGACCGATCGGGACGTTCATGCCGCCATCTCGGCCGTGAAATACTCCGCCATGAGCCCGCGGCCTGCGTCCGCCAGCGTTACCAGCGCGCGCTCGTCGTCGCCGTCGATCCGCACCATCCGGTGGACGGCGAGGAAATCGAGGAACATGCGCGCCTGGTTTCCCGTCACGCCACCGGCCTGGAACAGCTCGTCGGCGCGCACCGGCCGCACCCCCGCGTCGCCGGCGACGAACAGGTGCAGCAGCATGTCCCAGGACGGCTCGCCGAAACTGTCGGCCACGGGGCCGAACACCGCCGATCGCCGCTGCCGCGCGGCCAGCAGCCGGGCGGCCGCCGCCACCTGATCCTCCCGGGTCACGCGCCCGGCCCGCGGATTAGCCGACCATCGCCTTCCAGGGCTCGTCCGGACGCCCGGCCGCCACCCGCCGCCGGTGCCGCCACGTGCCGATCGCGGTGGCCACCAGCATGGGATAGGCCCAGATCGCCGACTGGAGCGCGTAACCGGTCGGTACCATGCCGGGGTCCAGTCCCTTCGCCAGGTGCGCCATCACCGCCGCCAGCTGCCACCCGGCGAGCCATAGCGGCCAGAACCGCGTCGAACGCCATGCCAGCAACACCAGCGCCGTGAGCAGCGTCGTATCGAGCACCGCCGAGCCGACCTGCATGGACGCGTAGGTGGAGCCGTCGACCAGCCGGTTGAGCGTGAAGTCGACCGCGAAGGCGCCGAGCTGCAGCCCCGCCGCCCATCGCTCGGGCGCGCCGCCCCGCCACCAGGCATAGCCGCAGCAGCCCAGGAGGAGCGCCAGGAAGAGGGGCAGGCTCACCGTCCTGCCCCTCGGCCACCGATCGCCACCGCGTCAACCCGGCGAGGTCAGGCCGCTTCACTGACGACCGACAGCGCAGGAAAGCCGTCCACCGTCATGAACTCGCGCGGGGTATCCCCCTTGTCCCCGTAATCCCGGTCGTCGCTTGCCTTGAACCGCGACAAGCCCATCTGATCCTGGACGTCGCGGAAATCGTAGTGGGCCGCGTGCGTCGCTTTGCGCGCCTCGATCAACCGCGCCGCTGCGGCCGCCATCTGCTCCAGCCCGGCCTCGCCGGCATGAAGCGGCAGCTTCGCCTTGGCGCGCCCCTCGACCAGCGCCACCTGCACCTCGGCATGCTTCAGCAGCGCCGCGTCGATCAGCTTCTCCAGCTCGATCAGCGGCCGCGCGACCGAACGCGCCACGTCCATCCGTTCCTTACGCATCGTCGCCTCCCCACGCGGGGAGGCCCCGCGCTAGTGTGTCACCCGATCGAAGGCCCGGAGGGCGGGCTTGGCCACGATCGGCAGCCCGTTCCCGATCACCGTCGCCAGTGCCAGCGCCAGCATCGAGCCGAGCGCGATCGCGACGATCCAGGCCAGCGTCTGTCCCAGCGACAGCGTGTTGTTGGGCCGGTCCCGCGTCCGCCAGGGCCGCGTCTCTACCCACCGTTCCTTCGATGGATCTGGCAGTGGCAGCGGTGCGGCCGGGGGCTCCACCCGTGCCGGATCACCCCCTGACGCGGCACGGGGCGTGTCACCGAAGGCGATCCGCGCCGCTTCACGCCGATCGCGCGCACCCAGCGCCTTGACGGCTTCGGCGATGTAGCCGTCCACCGTCGGCTTGCTGATCCCCAGCTCGGCCGCGATCTCCTTCGAGCTCGCCTGCCGCTCCCACACCAGGCGCAGACAGTCCTGCTGCCGGGGGCTGAGCGAGGCGGACATATCGACGACCTACCGAGCGGCCGCGACGGACTGCGCGCGAGCCGCGAGCCTGGCGGGGGCGAAAACGTAGATCATCGTCGCGACCGATAGTGCAGGCATCAGCGATCACCGCGCCGGTTTCGAACCGGATTGGTCTTGATTCGGATTGGGTTCGGCGTCCGGCCGCCTACCGTCGCCATGGTGAGCGAGCCGCTCTTCAGAACCAGCGCGGGATGCTGGGAACGCTGTCCCGACTGCGAGGTCGGCTGCGCCATCACCGTTGCCGTCCGGGATCAGGCGTTCCGGGACTGGCACCGGTTAACGCTGGTTCCTTCTGCCGCGGCGCCCTCGCCGACGCGGGACGCAGATCTTGCAGCTGCGCAAGACCGATGGGTAGCCGCTGTGCGAGCAGCCGAGCTTGCTCGGCCGGGGGCGTCCCTTCGCTGATGCCGGAGAGCAGCGCCTCGAACATGCGGGTGAGGGCCGGCTCCGAGGGTAACTCGACCGGCAAGTAGAGGCGCGGGCGAACTTCTTCTGGAGCGGTCCTGATCGGTCCGCTCGCCACATCCTCACCCTTCAACCATCTCAAGGGTACGCCAAGTACCTCGGCTATGTCGGGCAGGTAGCGTGACCGAAGGGTGTTCCCGAGCAGGATCTGGCTCACGGCTCCCTGCGTGACGCCCACCTCATGCGCGAGCCTCGCCTGGGACCAACGACCCTGATCCATCGCTAAGCGCAGTCGGTCAGCGAGTGTGGCCATGTCTCGTATTTAGCCGCCGACCACTAGCTGCCTATTTGCATATTGCTATTGCAACACGCCAATAGATGTCTATTGATCAAAGCATGCTCGATTCGGCTGCCCCTGCTGAAGCGTTTGCCCAAGCGGTAAGGATCGCCGGTGGGCAGACTGCCGCTGCGCGCATCGTAGGCGTCACCCAAGGAGCGATCTGGCAGCGGCTCAAGGCCAACAAGCCTGCTGCGGAGAGATGGGTGCTCAAGCTGGAGGGCGCCACGCAGATCAGTCGTCACGATCTACGTCCCGATGTTTTCGGCCCGGCGCCCGCGCTGCTCGAAAGCCCGGCTGACATCGAGCGCGCGCGATGAGCGCCCTCCCTTACCCCTTCCAGCCGCTGGCAGACCGGCCGGAAGCGCGCATGCCCGTCCGTCGATTCCCGGCTGCGCGTACTCACCGTTTGCCTCCCTTGATGCACGTGCCTCTCGGCGCCGGTCGTCCTGCACGATCGGCGCCGACCTTGTGCGCCCGCCGACGACGCGACGCACCGGGGACGATGATCTATGTTTCCCCTCGGCAGAAGACCCAGCCCCATGCGTGACGGCCGCCCGCTACCCGCCGAGGAGCGTCGCCTCGCGCAGGCCACCCGCCGCGCCGTCGAGGCCGCCGGCGGGCTGAAGGTGTGCGAGGCGGAGACCCGCGTCTCGGACAGCCAGCTGTCGCGCTGCGGCTCGATCAAGCATCCGGACAGCATCACGGTCCGCGACGCGGTCCGCATCGACGGAATCGGCGTGCGCGAGCGCGGCCACCCCCACATCCTTCAGGCCATGGCCAGCCTGCTCGGCGCCGTCGTCATCATGCTGCCGGACGCCGAGGGTGGCGACCTGCCGTGCCTGCGATCCGGCGTCCTCGACCTCACCGCCCGGCTGGGCGACGTCGCCGACCAGGTCTGCGACGTCCTCTCGCCGGAGAGCGAGGCCGGCACCGACGTGACCAGCCGCGAGGCGGAGGCCGTGCTCCAGCAGCTCGACCGCCTCGCCTCCGCGGTCGCCCGCATGCGCCCGCCGCTCGAAGCGCGCGCTCACCGCGCCGAACACAGCCCGGCGCCCCCGTGACCTGACCGCCCGCGGCCGCGCCGCCGCTCCCCGCCACCGCCGACACCCCGCCGAGCCCGCCGCACCACCCCGCGGCCGGGAGCGGCCTTTCGCATGCCCGAGGATCGTGATGATCGACCCCGACAAGATCGCCGACTTGGCCGCCGCCGCGGAGCGGCTGCTCGGCTTCGTCGACGCACTCGCCCCGCCCATGGACGGCGTCCGCTTCGCGGATCTCACCCCCGACGCACGCCGCCGGCGCGAGCCCCTGGTGATGGCTGGCGTTCGGCTGGAGGAAGCGGCGCGTTACCTGCGCGCCGCCGCCTTCGTCGCGCCGGTCCGCCCCGCCTGGGACGACGTCACGACCGACGAGATCGACCAGGCCGATCGCGAGCGGGTGGCGGCATGATGGGCCTCTACGCCACCCCCGGCCACTACATCCGCAGCCGCCGGATCGCCGCGAGCATGACCGTCGAGGATCTCGCGCTCTGCCTGGAGACCGAGCCGCCGCTCGCCATGCGCCGCCGCGCCGAATGGCTCGCCGCGATCGAGAACGACACGCTGCCGGTCAGCCCCACCACCGCCGCCGCGCTCCGCGGCGTGCAGCCGCTGGCGATCGACGACTACCTGCTCGCCCAGCTGATGGAGAACCAGCCGGGCGACGCGATGACGATCCGCTTCCGTCCCGCCGCCGCGAGCGCCGCGGCGTGACCGCGCCCGCTGCCCATCGTCTCACCTCGCGCCGCCTCGCCGGGCTCGCGACCGTCGTCGCCGCGAGTGGCGCCGTTGCCGCCGCCCGCGGCCACCTCGCCGCCGGTGTCGCTCTCGTCGCGCTGGCGCTGGCGGTCGCGTGCACCGCGCTCCGCCACCACCTCAACCGGGAGCCTCGGCGATGAGCGGCCTGCATGAACGCTATCGGCGGCTCTCTGCGCCCCAGCATCGCCGCCACCCGCGCCCGGCCCCGCCGCCCCGCCAGCCCCGCGCCGTCCCGCCGCCGCCGGCCGATGTCGAGAGCGAGCTCGACGCGATCGCGGCCGAGGCCGGACGCACGGCGCGCCTGTTCGCCGTCGGGCTGCTGCTCGCCCTGGCGGTGACCGGCATCTACGACCTCGTCACCGGCGGACCGGGGCTCGGCGTGATGGTCGGGCTATGACGGAGCTGCGGCCTTCCATTGCCGTTCGCCTGCTCGACGAGGAGCGCGAAGTCTGCATCCGCGCGCTCGACCTGCTGCTCGGCCTGCCGCTCGCCGGCGGTGACGAAGACACCCGCATGCAGCGTCGCGTTCGCGGCCTCGCACGGGATCTCCGCGCCCGGTTGCGCGCCGAGATGGGCACGGCGCGATGACCCGCCCGCGCGTCGACGAGGCGGACCTGCGCGATCGGCTGGCCGCCGCGCTGACGATCGAGGACCTGGTCCTCCGCCACAAGACCGCGAACCCGATCCGCCGCTCGCTCGCGCTGCTCGAGCGTCGGTCGACTCTACCGCGCGGCGAGCGCCAGCGGGTGCAGGGCCGGTGAAGTCGCGCCCACCCTCCGCCAAGGCGCAGAAGGCGATGCTCGAGCGGCTGCGCGACCGCGGGCTTGTCCTCGCCGGTCACGACAACCGCATCCTTTGCGCCCTCGGGCGCAGGCGCGAGGTCCGCGCTCACCCGCTCTACGATCACCGCAACGGCACGCTGCTGGCGTCTCGGGCGTGGGAGATCACCGACGCCGGGACCGCCGCGCTGGTCGGGGCCGCGCGCCGCCGGCGCGGTGCCGGGCGCTCCGTCGACCGCCAGATCGACATCGAGGACGCGATCGCCGCCACCAGCTCGGGGAGCCGACCGGATGCGGCCCCCCTCACCGATCCCGACACACCGGCGCCCGACCGCGCCGGTGCGAGCGCACCCGAAGGCCGCCCCGTCGAGACTTGCGCTCGCGGCCGAACACCGGAGACCGCCAATGCCTAGCACGTCCGCCGCCCCCGTCTACCGCGGGGAGACCCGCACCATCGACCAGCTCTGCCTGTCCCCGCTCAACGTCCGCACCCATGAGGCCGCGATCAGCGGCACCGCGATCGCGGCGATGGAGGCGCTGCTCCTCAGCCAGGGGCAGCTGGAGCCGATCCTCGTCCACCCGCTCAAGGGCAACACGAGGAAGTGGGGCGCGCATGCCGGCGGGCGCCGGTACCGCGCGTTCAAGAACCTTGTCGCCACCGGCGTCCTGCCACCCGACTTCCCGATCAAGGTCGAGATCAAGGAGGGGCTGTCGGACGCGCAGCTCCTCGCCGAATCGATGGTCGAGAACATCGGCCGCCGCGATCTGGAGGACTACGAGACGTTCGCGGGCGTCCGCCGCATGCACAAGCTGGGGCAGACGGTCGATCAGATCGCGGTCGCGCTGGGGCAGGAGCCGGACGCGATCGCGCGCTGGCTGCGCCTCGGCAACCTCGCCGAGCCGATCTTCCACGCGCTCGCCGCCGGACGGATCACCACCGAGCAGGCGCGCGCCTTCGGCGCCACCGAGGATGTCGCCGTCCAGCTCGCCGCCTGGGAGCGACTCAGCGCCGGCATCAACCCGCGCACCGAGCCGGTCTCGATCCGCGCGGCGCTGGGCATCGGCGACCGCGAGCTGGGCAAGCTCCTCACCTTCGTCGGCGAGGATGCCTACCTCGCCGCGGGCGGGCGGCTGGAGCCCGACCTGTTCGCCACCGGCGACGACCGGTTCGGCCGCATCGTCGACGCCGGGAAGCTGCGCGAGCTGGCCGAGGTCCGGCTCGCCGCGCTGCGCGGCGAGTACCGCCACCGCACCGGCCGCCCCGACCTTCGCTTCGTCGCCCACCCGCCCAAGAACGACATGGACACCATCGATCACCAGCTGCGGGTGACGCCGGGCGGCACGGGCGAGTGGATCAACCTGCCCGAGGGCGACATCGTCGCGCACCTCTACGTCGACCACGCCGGCAAGCCCGCGGTCGGCTGGTGGTGGGCGAGCCGCAAGGCGAAGTTCGCGGACCGCCGCGGCGACCGCGCCGCCGCGCAGGCCAGCCCGCGCGCCGTGGACGCGGTGGTGAAGGCGGAGGGGCTCAAGCCCGCCGCCGCGATCGGCGCGCAGTTCGACGGCGCGCGCCAGGTCGCCGACGCCGCGATCCGCGAGGAGGAGGGGCTGTCGGCCGAGGGTGTGGACATCTTCCGCTCGGTCCGCCGCACGATCCTGCGCGGGCTGCTGGTCGACGATGCCGAGGCGGGCGGCGACGCCGGCACCGACTATCTGGTCTGGACCCAGCTGCGCCTCGCCATGGACATGGACGCGCGCTCGACCAAGCTCGGGGTCGGCAACAAGGCCGGTGCCCCCGCCGACCCGGAGGTGGCGAATGAGCACGTCCGCGCCATGCCCGGCCACACCCGCTGGCGCGAGGCGCTGGACGAGCTGCGCGGGCAGAGCTTCATGGCCGCCGAGGACTACGGCGAGGCGTTCCTCGACTACCGCGCCAGCAACCCGCGGGTGAAGCGCCTCGCCGCCGCCGCGGTGACCGGCTGGTCGCTGGAGCGCTCGCTCGCCGCCGACGGCTACGTCGTGCCCGTCCACGACACGCTCGCCGGCGCGCTCGGTATCGACCGCTGGAACCACGACGAGCGCGTCCGCCGCTATTGGACACCGACCGAGGAGCTGCTGCGCCGTATCCCCACGCGCCAGGCGGTGGCGATCGCCGAGCCGTTCGTGGAGCCCGACAGCTTCGGCGCCTGGGCCAAGGCCAAGGCCGCCGACATCGTCCGCCGCCTCGTCCAGCTCGTCACCGGCGAGCAGGTCCGCGGCGCCCGCCCCGATCTTGCCGCCGCCGCCGCGACCTGGGTCCACCCGCTCCTCCGCTTCCACCCGGCCGAGCCGCTGACCGACAACGACGACGCGGCCGCGCTCCCGACCGAGCAGGTGGCGGCATGACCGCCGGCATCACCCGCGACCTCAGCGCCAAGCTGCAGGGCGATATCGGCGCGGCGCTGGAGCGTAACCTCCACGTGTTCGCTGCCGTCCTGGAGCCGGCCGAGCTGAGCCTTGTCATGATCGAGGCCGCGGTGATGGCCAGCCGTACGACCGCTGCGACGATCGCCGGCTTCGTCGAAGCCGAGAAGGTGGCCACGATGTATGGGGGCACGATCGATGCCATCATCGAGCAGTTGCAGAACAGCAAGGCGGACGGGATCGCCCGCACGGTCGCTGCTCTCAGGGCGCGGGGCTGATGGGCGGCCGACGCATCCTGTCCGACCCGCAGATCGACGAGATGGCGGAGCTGCGCGAACGCGGCTGGACCCTGCGGCAGATTGCCCGTCACTTCAGCGCCAAGGGCACGCCCGTGTCCGAGGGCTCGATCGGCTGGCAATGCCTCCGAGTCGGCGCCGACCTGCCTCCGGAGCGGCGCCGACCCGGCGCCTTCCCGGCGTGCCTGATCCAGCGGGGCGGGAAGCCGGTCCGCCCGTGGACCCCGGCCGAGGACGAGCAGCTGCTCGCCCTCGAGGCGCAGGGCACGTCGCTGAACGCGATCGGCCGGGCCATCGGCCGCAAGCAGAACAGCGTGCGCGGTCGCCTGATGACGCTCGCCCGCCACCAGGCGCGCGCGGAGGACGCGGCATGACCACCGCCGCCACCGCCGCGCCGATCCTCACGCAAGTCCGATGGCTGAAGAGCTGGGAGGGCCTGCGGATCGCGGAGCCGGCGAAGTGCCGGCATCCCGGCACCGAGGTACTCGCGATCGGCCACGCCCTGGTCCCCGCCGGCCGCGGTGGTGGGCGCCGCGCCACCACCCGTGCGACGCTCTGCATGCTCTGCGGCACCGACACCACCGGCCGGATGACCGCCGACGAAGCGATCGACGCCTGCTGGGCGGAGCTAGGCTGGAACGAGGCCGTCCGCCTTCGCCTCTACGAGCTGGCGAACCCCATAGCCCCGCTCGAGGCAGATCCTGCTGGGGCAGAGAGGTGAGCGCCGTCGCTATCTATCGCGACCTTTGGCGTCAGCGCCGCAACGAGCTTCTCGGCCGCTGGGTGTCGGAGGTGCCGCCGATCATCTTCACGCGCGTCGACGTGTTACCGCAGGTGCTGGCGATCATCGGCGTCGGCACCGAGACCGACGTCGCGCCGCGCTACTCGGTCGAGATCACCGTCGACGACATGATCCAGGCGGGAGCCCTCGCCCGATGACCAGCCCAGATCGAAACGGCCTGATGACGCCCACCCTGACCGCGCTCATCGACGCAATTGCTCGGGAGATGGCCTCCGAGGATGTTGCGCGCGCAACCGACAACCGGAGTCGCCCATGCAACGCTGCGCCATCTACGCCCGCTTCTCGACCGACCGACAATCCGCCAGCTCGGCCGAGGACCAGATCGCTGCCTGCTCCCGCTACGCCGAAAGCAAGGGCTGGCAGGTCGCCGGCGTCTACCCGGATATCGCCATCTCCGGCACCAGCAACCGGCGGCCCGGCATGACGGCGATGCTCGCCGACGCGGCCGCCGGTTCCTTCGATATCGTGCTCTCGGAGGCGCTTGATCGGATCGCGCGCAACCAGGCAGACATCGCCACCATCTTCCAGCAGCTCGAGTTTGCCGACGTCGCGATCGAGACGATGTCGGAGGGCAGAATCAGCGAGCTGCACATTGGGCTGAAAGGCACGATGAGCGCGCTGTTCCTGAAGGACCTGGCTGACAAGATCAGGCGCGGTCAACGCGGAACGGTCGAGCGCGGCCGGGTTCCAGGCGGACTTGCCTACGGCTACGAGGTCGTCAGCCAGATCGGCCCACGCGGCGAGCTCGATCGCGGTCTGCGGCGGGTTCATCCTGAGCAGGCTGCGGTCGTGCGTCGCATCTACGACGAGTACAACGCTGGCTCGAGCCCGAAGCAGATCGCCCACCGCCTCAACGCCGACGGCATCCCCAGCCCCCGCGGCGGCGAGTGGCGGGCCTCGACCCTGTCCGGTCACCGTGAGCGCGGCATCGGGGTCCTGCGAAACCCGATCTATGGCGGCCGCTACCTCTACAACCGCGTCCACATGCGCCGCGACCCGGAGAGCCGTAAGCGCGTGTCGCGCGCGAACGCGGCCGAGGACCGGGTCTGGGTGGAGATGCCGGAGCTGCGCATCGTCAGCGCCGAAACATGGCAGGCGGCGCAGGAGCAGGTCGAGGCGCGGAGCGTCGGACCGGCCACGCTGCAGGCGCGCCCACGCTACCTGCTGTCCGGGTTGGTCAACTGCGGCAGCTGCGGCGGGGCCATGGTGATCGTCGGCGCTGGTCGATTCGGTTGCACCAGGTACCGTGAGGCGCGCACCTGCGAGATGAACCGGACGATCACGCGCGTGGAGCTGGAGCGTCGGGTGCTGACCGGCATCGCCGATCGGTTGCTTGAGCCGGCTGCGATCTCGCGGCTGGTGGCGACGTATCACGCCGACATGGACCGCCGCCGGACCGCCGTCACCCAGGCAGAGCGGGATCTCGGCCGCCGGATCGCCAAGGTCGACCGCGCGATCGAGCGCCTGGTCGCGGCGATCGCCGATGGCGGCGTCGACTTTCGCGAGATCCGCGAGGCACTGGCCGCCAGGCGAGCCGAGCGGGAGCAGCTGGTGCGGCAGCGCGACGAGGCGGCTGCCCCGCCGGTCATCGCGCTCAACCCGCACATCGTCGACGCCTACCGCGCCCGTGTCCGCGTTCTGGCCGGCCACCTCGACGGCAACACCGCGGCCGGCCGCGAGGTCATGGAGCGGCTGCGCGATCTGATCGACGGGGTACGCTGCAGCCCGCTCAACGGACGCGCGTGGGACGTAGAGGTGCTCTCATCGCTCGGCGGGGTGGTCGCGTTGGCGACCACCCCCCGAACCTCCAACCGGACGGTCTCGACCTTCAAGAGCGGCTCTGGCCGCTCGATCGAGCTGGTAGCGAAGGAGGGACTTGAACCCCCGACCCCAGGATTATGATTCCCGTGCTCTAACCAGCTGAGCTACTTCGCCCCACCGATTGGAGGCGCGCCTATAGGGGCGGGTCCGCGGCGCCGTCAAGC